GATGGCCATGGCCAATATAATTTCCCATCGAATGTAAATTTGACGGTTTATAACACTTATACGATGCCAATTCCTACATATATTAGTGTGATGTATTCAATTGGCATTAGGGCAGAATATCAGCAGCAGGTAAATGAAATATTGACACCATTTATTACAAGAACTGGCCAGATAAATAATTTTTTCATCAATAAAGAAGGTCATAGGTTCGAGGGCTTCATACAACAAGGGTTTGTCCAGAATCAAAATGTGACCAACATGGGCAATAATGAAAGAATGTATGATACTACGATAGATATTAGAATTTTGGCTTATCTTTTGGGCGAAGGGAAGAACGCTGAAAGGCCAAAAGTAACTGTTAGGGAGAATGCAGTTCAAATTGTTCAAATGAGGGAAAGGGCCGGTTTGAGCGATATTCCTGATCATATAGATCCAATGGTTTCAGACAGGCTTTCCAAGAAAGGCTTTTATCGAGAGTAAAATGGTCTTTCAAAGATTGGATAACTATTTATTGTGTAAGAAATAAAAGCATTATCTACAAAGTTTTAAGAGGAGACAAAGCTAAATGGCAGCTAATAAATTTAAATTTATCTCACCCGGTATTTTCCTTAACGAGGTTGACGAGTCTTTCATACCACCCGCCCCAGAGGCAGAAGGGCCAGTTATCATAGGAAGGTTCAGAAAAGGGCCCGCAATGAGGCCAATCAAAGTTCGTTCATATTCAGAATTTGTTGATGTTTTCGGGCACCCAATACCGGGTAACGAAGGGCAGGATGTTTGGAGAAGTGCTCAAGCCACTGGCCCAACTTATGCGGCATATGCAGCTAAAGCTTGGCTAAATGCCCAAACGGCTCCCGCAACTGTGGTTCGCGTTCTTGGCGAGGATAATCTAAACAAGACATCAAATAACGATGTCGCCGGCTGGACATTGGGAACAACAGCCGCGCCGGCCGATCCAACAGCAGCCGCCGGCACAAACGGCGGAGCATATGGTCTTTTTATTATTGATTCGGGAAGCGCCTTTACACATAACACAGGAACTTTGTCCGCTGTTTGGTATTTATCCAGAGGAACTTCCATGGTTATGTCCGGCACTCAACGTGGCGAACAGGCCGCCGATCTTAATGTAACTGGTACCTATGGCCTAATTAAAACAACAGCCGTCGGAAACCGTTTCAAGACCGCCCTTTATGAAGGGTCTGCGAAAGTAAAAGATTTCGAATTCGATTTTGAAAGTAATAGCGGCCGCTACATCCGGGATGTATTTAACACCAATCCTATTATAACAAATAGTGATGTTGTTAACGCCAGCAATGTAAGGGGAGGAAAGAACCTTTACTGGCTCGGAGAGACATTTGAAAGAGCAGTTACTGACAACACAACTTCCGGCTTAAGCCAGTGGGGCTTTATTGCTGCCTTGAGGAGTGGTTCCAAGGGCAACACCCATATCGTCGACTGGCATGATCGCCAAAGCAGCTTCGTCAACGCAGAAACCAACTGGATCTTCTCTCAGGACGAGGGCGCCGCAGCAAGCTTTGATCCTCCAAACACTTGTACAAAATTATTCAAGTTCCACGCTTTAGATTATGGCGAGTGGGGCAACAAAATTAAAGTTGGCATTGAGGATATCAGATATTCTCCAAACGATTCCAGCCCTTATGGCTCTTTCACTGTCTCAATCTATCCTTTCACTGCAAAAGACAAGACCGCAAGACACCAAGCACTTGAAAGGTTTACAAGATGTGATCTTAATCCTAACTCTCCGAACTATGTTGAAAAGAGAATTGGAGACAAGAGCCTAGCTTGGGATTACGATCAAGGTCGCCATCGTTCTGAGGGTTATTACCCAAACCAATCTAAGTATGTTCGTATTGAAATGAATGAATCTGTTCGCGAAGGAGCAATCAGCAAGCGTTTGCTTCCATTTGGTTTCGGTGGCCCAATTCGGCCTCGCAGCTTCACATATTATTCTGGGTCTATGGCTTTTGCACCTAACAGCAATTCGTATACCGTTCCATCGTCGATCTCGACTTCTGACTCCGTGCACGGCAACGATTTCGCATTCACATTTGTCACTGGCGGAACGAACTTGGTTTATTCTTTGGCCAAAGGTGCCCACAATAGGCTCGAAGATGCCGCGGCCGACCGGATCGCACTCAATGTTGGTGACTACAAGGATACAGGCGGAGGTGTTGCCGCAACAGCGACAATAACCATCTCGGCGTACACCGAACTCAACTCCACCGACAAGGTGAACTTGGTTGCCGCTGATGGGACTAACTATGACTTCACCAATGGTGACCAAAGTTCAGTCAATGGTACATGGGAGTCCGCGACCTCGCATAATCAAACAGCAACTAACCTGATGAATGTTATTAACACTTCATCAGGCCCGGCAGGGACAAGGTTTACTGCTACAGTCGATGGAGCAGTCGTGACTGTAACTCAGGCAACAGTAGGCACCGCCGGCAACACAACTGTTACTTTGACAGATACCGGTACAGCCGGCATGTCTAAAACGGACTTTACTGGAGGCACCGACAGCTTCTCCGGTTCTTGGCGTTTCCCAACTGTACAACAGCGCTCAAGCTCTGTTGACGGCGGAAATCCAGGCAAGGATGCCTATTTTGGCGTACATGCATTCAAATCACAGACCAGTACTCTCATAGACCCAGGTTATCCAGATCTGGTTAGAGGGCTTCCTTTTAGTACTCTGATATCTGATCGTCATGACGGACTGGGAAGCACCCTTCCAAGCGGCAAGGAGTATCCTTGGGTATTCACTTTGGATGATGTTTATGTCAATAAGAATTCGGGAGCAGATGATGGTATATTTATCTCAGGCTCTCGCAAAGGTAATAGTTCAGAGACGGCCATATCTTCTAGTTATAAGGGCATCTTAGACTACTATGATAGGTTCTTTGTGCCAATGTATGGAGGCTTTGATGGGTTTGATGTAACTGAAGCGGATCCGCTAAGGAACTCCCAGTTGACGGTTGGATCCACGACAGAACTTAACCATTATGCCTTCAACAGTATTGATAGGGCAATAAGGACAGTGGCCGATCCAGAGGTTGTTGAATGCAATATCCTAGTCGCGCCAGGAATCACGAATGATGATCTTACTGATCGATTGATCGATGTAGCAGAGGCCCGCGCCGACGCACTTGCCATTGTTGACCTTAAAGATATATTTAAACCATCTACGGAAAATACAGATTCTTTTACGAACAACTTGGGAACAGTCAAGACTACTGTCTCGAATATACAGACTCGCGACATTAATAGTAGCTATGCTTGTACCTATTATCCATGGATACAGGCCAAAGATACTAGAACAGATCGCTTAGTATGGATGCCACCATCAGTTGTTGCTCTTGGTACATTTGCAAGCTCTCAAGAAAAAACTGAAGTTTGGTTTGCACCGGCCGGCTTCACTAGGGGTGGCCTAACAGAAGGTTCCGCTGGGATCCCAGTTGTGCAGGTTTCTGAGCGCTTGACTTCAAAGCAGCGAGATAGCCTATACGAGAACAATATCAATCCGATTGCTAAGTTCCCATCAGAAGGCATCGTCATCTTTGGGCAGAAAACACTTCAAGCATCACAATCGGCTTTGGATAGAATTAATGTCCGGCGCCTAATGATATTTGTTAAGAAACAAGTTTCCAGAATCGCGGCTACAATTCTGTTTGACCAGAATGTACCTACTACATGGTCACGCTTTACCAGTCAGGTAAATCCATTCTTGGCGAGTGTACAGTCTAGACTTGGAATTACGGAGTTTAAGGTAGTTTTAGATGAAACTACAACAACACCAGATCTGATTGATAGAAATATTCTTTATGCGAAGATATACATCAAGCCCGCTAGGGCTATTGAGTTCATCGCTATTGACTTTATTATCACTAGAACTGGCGCTTCGTTCGATGACTAGTGAGAAAGGGGGGGATTTTTTCCTCTCCAAAACTATTTAAAATTAGATACAGGGAGAAATAATTAAATGGGTCGTTTTTGGACAGATGCAACGGGTAGAGATCCCAAAAGAGCTTATAGGTTTCAGTGTGTGCTTCCTAACCTTGGCGAGAATGGTTGTACATGGTTTATAACTTCGGTTGGAAAGCCAGCAGTTACAATCAGCGAATCAAAACATACATACCTAAATCATGATTTCTATTATCCCGGAAGAGTAAGTTGGAACACTATTTCAGTAACTCTTGTAGATCCAGTTGAGCCAGATGCAACAGCCATTATGAGTTCAGCCATAGAAGATGCCGGCTATAAGGTTCCCGCAAGCTTTGAACAAGCTTCTACTATTTCGAAAGCAGGCGCCACAGCGCAACTAGGAATTGTCGAAATCAATCAGATTGATGCAGACGGCAAGGCAGTTGAATCTTGGACCCTTCACAATGCATGGATTAAGAGCGCCACCTTCGGCGACTTGGATTACGGCAGTGATGGCCTGACCAACGTACAAATAGAAGTTAGGTACGATTGGGCACAGCTTGATGTACACGGCGCAACCGCCGGCGTACAAGATAGAAAAGCTAATGCTGGCATATTCCAGCAACAATAAAATATACTAGAGGTGAAAATTGAGAAATAATGAGCAACGGACGGGACCAATCTCGACCGGAGACGACTCAGCCCCAGAGGCTGCTAGTTCTAATGAGCTTTTTAACTTTTCAACACCAACTGAATTTGTAGAGCTTCCATCTCAGGGTCGTTATTACCCTGAAGGACACCCTCTTCATGGAGTTGGCGAGGTTGAAATTAGATATATGACAGCAAAAGATGAAGACATTTTGTCTTCGAAAACACTTTTGCAAAAAGGAATTGCAGTTGAGCGTTTCTTGCAAAATGTTGTTGTCGATAAGAACATTAAAACGGAAGATCTCCTTGTTGGTGACAAAAATGCTATCACTATAGCGGCCAGAATAACTGGTTATGGAGAGGACTATGATGTGAATGTCACATGCCCAGTTTGTGCTGGGATTAATCGTCGCTCTATAAACCTAGAAGAACTGGGATTATATAGTGGAGACGAATACGAGGCACATGGCTTCAAGAAATCTTCCTCCGGAACATTTACTATAAAGGCGCCGGTTAGCAAGGTAGATGTAGAAGTCCGCTTGATGACCGGCCGAGACGAGATTTACCTTGCAACTCTTTCAGAAAATAAAAGAAAGCAAAAACTTCCAGAAACTACTCTTACTGACCAATTCGCAAGGATGATCGTGTCTGTAAATGGCAATAGTCAAAATTCAACTATTAGATCCTTCATTGATCACATGCCAGCAAGAGATTCCAGATTCTTAAGAGAAAATTATCAGAAAGTAGTGCCAAACATAGACCTGACGCAGCATTTTTCATGCGAGTCTTGCAATTTCACGCAAGACATGGAGGTTCCATTCACAGTGGACTTTTTTTGGCCTAGACAATGAATACATAGCAGCAGTCTATGAAGAATTCTTTATGCTAAAGTACCACGGTGGGTGGAGCTTTACAGAAGCATACAATCTTCCAATTAAAATGAGGCGGTGGTTCTTGGAAAGATTGGTAAAACAAAAAGAAGATGAAAAAAAGGCCATAGAAGATGAGATAAGCAAATCCCAATCTTCTAGTTGACTATTTTAAAATATAGTACATTGGTCCTTAAACTTTTCTAATTACTATTTACATAAAGTGATGGAGGCCTTCTTAAGTGAAATCATTAAATGAAGATAAGCTAACAAAGATTGTGATCGATCTAAATGAGCTCAAAAAAAGGAGACTTGACGAAAGTTTTCTAGCTATGTTTGGGCATTGGGTAAAGTCTATTGTTGGCCGCATTTTTGGAGACACCGGAATTCCAGTCTCAGTAAAAGGCAGCCCTTCTGATGTTCGCGCCTTCGCCAGCGCCGTCGGAAGTGAAGCAAGATATATTCAGGCTGCCAAAGATTTTGGTCTGGATCATCCTAGAACCTATATGAACAAGGCTCAACTTGAAAAGGCCGTTAACGATTTTGAATCTTTAACTGGCATCAAGTGGCCTTTTAAGTAGGGGAAAATATAAATGGCTGTCAGCGCACAAGAACAACGGAGATTAGCGGATGCCCTAACTAGAGCATTAAGCGACCAGCAAACGGCTCAAGAATTGCTCAATCAA